CCGCCTGTCTGGTTGGCGGTAGGTTTGAACTCGCGAATGCGATACTTTACTTTTGCCATTTCTTATCCGTTTTAATGGGTTTAACTTTAAAGGTCGATGCCGAATAACTCCGATAGATGCTTGTGGCAATCAATGCCGTTATCGAATAGCGTAGGCCCGAACTTGTCGCGCCACTCTTCCATCGTGTCACAATATAGTGTGAACGTGAACCATTCGACAGCATCCTTGAAGTTGACAAGCGTGTGCGATTCGGGGTGTTCGTCGAGAAACTTCTGAGCCGCTTTGACGTACAGCCTTACCATTCCTGGGTATTGCTTGAACTCTTCGATGCGGTGCTTCTTGTATGCCAACGGACAGCCGATGCAACCAAGGCGACGCTCAACGTGAAACGTCCCGTCTTCGTCGTAGTATAGCGGATGGCACTTGATGCCTCGCTCCGCGATGAAGTCCGTGATGTCCTGCGCCGTGAAGTCGAGCAGCGGCATATACAACTCCGCGCAATCGTCTTTCTTGTATTCACGGCAGACGGTCGGCTCTGCATATTCGGCACGGGTGCTCGATTCGTCGCGCCTCACACCGATGACCGCATAGGGCAGCACCTTGTATTCCTTCAGGATGTCGCAGCAGTGGCGACGCATACGGCTTGGCAGTCCCTTGCGCTCAACTATCTGCCTGAAGTTCTCCTTTGGCTGAAGAACCTCCACGCCGTTGTCCCTTGCGTGCTTAATGGTACCCGGTGGGTCTATCGTGGTGTTCTTATAGATTGCCCGATATTCCACACCGCTCATTCGTGCAAGTTCAAGAATCACGTCGCTGTCCTTTCCTCCGCTGTAGCAGATTTCGAGCGGTTGCCCGTGCTCCTTTGCCACCTTGCCCGCTGCTTGTATCAGCTTCACGGCTCGGTTAACTTTCCGTTGTAGTTCGTCAGTCATAAATCTTACATCTTACATCTTACATCTTACATCCCTTCGGTCATCCCTCCAGCTCCCCGCCAGTCGTACCGCCGCCGCCCGTCTGCGTGTTGTCGTCGCCGCTTGGCACTGCCGGCTCCTGACCTTCGGTGTAGTCCACACGCTGCGCCTGCTTGTTCAGGGCAAACTGCTTCGAGAACTTGGCTTTGCCTTCCTCTGTCGCGACTCGGCATAGCTCAAGCGGCAAGCCGTTTGGCTCTGCTCTCGCTGCTCCATCGGTTGCGCCCGATGGTTGCACCCAGCGACCACTGAATCCTGTCGGCTGTCAGCATGTCGGCTGTTGCCACCGTTGCACCGCCGTACTTGGCTATCGCCTTCCTCTGTCGCGACTCGGCATAGCTCAAGCGGCAAGCCGTTTGGCTCTGCTCTCGCTGCTCCATCGGTTCTCGGGGTCGGCCTGCACGTCCTTGTCGCTCACCGAACCGGCGCACTGTGGATAGATGCTCACCAGCGCACCACCGTCGGCCTCCAACTGGATGCGGTTGTTCTCGGCAGTCTCCTCGAGGATGATCTCGGCAACGGCCGAGAGAGCCGTCAGCACCTCGTAGGCCCTCATGCCTGTGCGCGACTCCACCTTCCTGGCCAGCTCCTTGTTGGTGATAATGTTCTTGCGTCCCTTCGGTAGCAAGCGTCACCCTATCGGGATGCCGAGCGGTCAACTACTGCCTCTGCATAGACAGAGTGTCCGCCAGTCTGGTTGGCGGTAGGTTTGAACTCGCGGATGCGATACTTTACTTTTGCCATTTTTCTTTTCTTTTTAATGACCTTAACCTGAACTGTCCTTTAAGTTAACTTGAACCTCGGTTCAGGTTAACTTAAACCTCGGTTCATCTATTCCGCATAATGCGGTGTGGGGTTTACCAGCCTTATTCCTTGCATTCCGTTGGCGGTTCGTCCGTCACCGTCCATTTGCCGTCGTAGTCCTCGCACAGCCATTGCCCTTCGTGAGCCTTGACGTACTGCCCCTGCTCGTCCCAGTCGTAGAGCAGGTAGCACAGGAGACCATCTGCCTCCTTGTGGCATGAATACACGCAGTCGAGCCGCATGATGTCCGTCACGTGCCGTCCTATGTGGATGGCTTGTTTCACTTTCTTGCTCATAGTCTCTTGATTTTTTAATGAATTAAGGCACCCGACGAGTCGGATGCCTTTCGATTGGTTGCTTGTGTTTAACTTCTACTATCCATAATGTATGTTACACTTTCTTGCCGTTAATATAAGCGTTTTTATTTGCTACCATCCAAGTCGTTTCGTTGAAGTCGGTTCCTATCATACTTGAACCTATCACAACTTGGGTCTTAGATGATTTTGCAATAGAGATTTTGAACTTGTTGCCGCTTTGGTCGGTAATCGTATCTCCTTCTTTCAGACTGCTAATTTTTGCGGCTCCCTTAAATGGTGCTTGTGAAAATCCTCCTCTTGGAAGACTCCCAAACCCAGAACCGAACCCGGCACCACCGCCGCCACCAGAACGTGCTCCCATATTATTTCTTGTTTGGTACAAATACTCCCGTTTTTGATATTGTTCCTACAGGCTTAAATACTTCTGAAGACTTAAACCCAGAAAGGCCACCGCTTGCGACGGTTTGCATTGTTCCCTTGTTTGTAAGATTATAGACACCTGACTTGAATCCAAGATACCCAGCATCGCCAACCTTTGTCAAGTATCCCTTCGGAGCAACTAATTTGCCGTCGGGGTTTCTGAATACCAAGTTACCAGCCTTTACGACTTCCAGCCTTGAATTAAGTTCTTTGGTTGCAAGAACGCTTCCCAAGCCTCCTGATTCGCTCATCTTGATTAAATCAGACGTACTCATTTGCCTGGCATTGTCTATTATATTCAAACCGCCACCACGTGACCTTGTACCCATTCCACCTGAGGCACCGCCTCCTGCTCTTCCACCCATATCTGTAGAAATTTTAATGATTTACTTTATATTATCTACAACACGGCTGAAATCGTGTCGGGGGTTTACTCTCTCCCTCTGTTGATATACTCCTTCACATGCACCACGTCGTGCGCTTTGCACCACTCCGCCACGTCGTCACCACCGCCATAGACAAACATATTCGGCTTTTCGAGTCCGCTGATGCGCTGTGCCATCTGCCAGTGTCGCTCGGTGGTTTGGAGCCAGCCCGACACGCCACGGGTGCAGAAAGCATTGTAGCCCTCGGGCACTCCCAGCGCATTGATTTCCTCAAAGTGTGGGCTGACGTTCAAATCGACCCAAATCTGAAGGCCGCACTCCTGAAGGTATCGGCAAAGGTAGCGTTTGCGGTAGGTCTGCCAAATGGCGTGCGCCATCGGTGTCTGGTCGTGGATGGAACAGTTAGGCTCCACGATGGCACGACAGCCGGACTCCAGCAGCTTGATGGGGTCTTTGAACAACTGCTCAAAGCGATAGTCGTCCACATAGAAGTGATACGTCGTAATGCCTTTCTTATATCTGGCTTCTGCACCCCACGGGTTCAGTGGCAGTTCCAGATGCACGGGCATGTTGTCCGTCAGCAGCGTCGGGATGTCGAACTCATTGTTGGAAGGATAGACGTAATCGCCCAGCATACGGAAGTAAAGTGACATCTTTTCGGGGCTGTCGGGCGCGTCGGTGTCGGTTTCGCTGTCGGTGGGTGTGGTGTCGCCGCCCGATGGTTGGGCATTCTGCGTGATGTCCTGCGGCACTATCTCCGGCAGCTCGATGTCCAGTCCGATAGCCTCGAAGTCCACCAGCGGCTCGAAGTCCGACTGAAGCAGTCCCGTGTCCCATTCGCCATTGTTGATGTTACCCAAGAGAATGATGCGGGCACGTTCCTCTTCCGTCAGGTCGGTGTAGATCACACACCATGCCTCTTTCCTCTTCAGCCTGCCCAGAGCCTTCTTGCGCTGGTTGCCGTCGAGGATGTAGAAGTCATCCGTGCCCTCGATAGGTTCCACCGCCAACGGCCTGTGTCGGTAGTAGCCGTTCTGACGTATAGACTCGCAGAGCTCGTTGAGTTTATGCTGTGTAATCTTTCGCGGATTGTTGGGCAGCACCCTCAGCCGCCGCAATGAAATAAGTTGTGGTTCGCTTGCTTGCATAGTTCCTTGTTTTTATAGACATGATGAAGCGAGGCACACAATTTGATGCGTGTCTCGCTTGATTGATTGCGAAGTGGTGATGAGGTTATTTATATCCGCTCTTGAAAGCCTTTGCATCAGCCTTGGCGAAGTTCGTTGCAAAGTCGATGGGTGCTACTACATCATATTCAGTAGCACCAGACTTTGAAACCTTATCCACGCTACCGTATGTTGCAAATCCTGTCTTATTGTTGCCGCCAAACTTAGCACCGACCTTATCTACCCAGTCTTGCGCTTGAGTGAGGTTCTTGAATGATTTCGTAAGCTGATGCGTATCGCCGTTGGCATTCTGAACCATAACGTTAGCCTCGAACGAGCTGCCTCTGCTACCTCTTCCCATGCCGCCGTTGGCACCGCCTCCTGCTCTTCCACCCATATTTGTAGAAATTTTAATTGTGAAACTTATATTATCTACAATACGGATGAAATGCCGTTCGGGGTTTACTTTTTCTTCATGATCTTCGCCCGCATCTGAATGTTCTGGATGTATTGCGCCGCTTTCACGTCGCCCTTCATCGCCAGGTTCAGGATGTTCGTGGCTATCGCCTCCTGCTTCGTCATCGGCGAGCCGTCCGGCTTCGTCATCATCGTGCCGTCCTTCAGCACCACCGGCGTATCCAGCTGACTCAGCAGATACTCCTCCATTGTCTGTGTTTCCTCTTGCTTTGCCATTGGTCAATCCTCCGTGTCGATTTGTCTGATACGTTCCTCACAGATGTGGATGATTTTTTCGTAGTCGAGCCGTCGGGAGTCACCCTGCTTGGTGCGCAGAATGCGCTTCACAATGTCAGCGTCCCACGGGTTCAGATTGTAGTCCTGCCAAATCGTCCACGGCTGGATGATGTGCCGCGAGTAGTCGCTTGCACCCCGATTGTATGAGCGTACCGACGTGTCAAGAATGCCCAGCCTGCGGAATGCGTTGTAAGTGTCCTCGTCGAGCAGTCGGCTGTTCACGGTGTCGGATGCTTGTGTCTCTTCGGGTGCTGCCTCTTGCAATTCAGCATCCTTCTCCATTAGCAACATCGAGATGCCGTCCTCAGCGGTCACTACATAGACATTATCTTTTCCGTCCCAAAAACGGAACTCCACTCGCAAACTGTCTTTGTACTTTTTTTCTACATTGGCTGGCGACCATATAGAGCCGAGGTTTTCGCCAACCTTTAGCAAGTCGCCTACATTAAAACTATATCCGTGCATAATTCGTGATAATTTATGAGAAATTCGTGTTAAGAATCAGAAATCGGCGACAAAAGCCGTTGCCTGTCGCCGATTCCGTCAGAGTTCACTCAGCCGTTCCTTCTGCCTTTCCTGCCGCTACGTTTGCGTCGGCGTTGGCTGAATGTATGCGCTTCAGGTCTTCCCAGAGCGACATGAGGTTCTTCGCGTCGGTGTGCTCGTTCATCTGTTCCATCACTCCGGCAGAAGCATACACGCTCTTGATCTGCTCCACGGTGGGCAGCCACTTCATGTCGTGCGTCACATGACTGGCAAAAGCCTTCGCCTGTTCCGCCTCTCGGTCACGCTCGGCTGTCAGTTTTGCTTTCTCCTCGTTCAGCCTTGCGATTTCCTCTAACATCTTGCGCTTCTCCTCGTCCGTCAGTTCCTCTTCGGGAGCGTCGCCCGCGTCCTCGTCCTCGTCGTGTCCGAGGGTGATGGTGCCCTTGCCGTCCTTGATGGTCAGCGTCGCCGGCACGCCCTTGGTCAGCTGCTCCAGCAGTCCGATGACCGCCTTGCGCGTCCTGTCCGCCATGCGTCCCAACTGCCCGACACGATAGAGCGCGTAGGCCATCAGCGCGTCGGAGCTCGCCATCAGCACGTCTGCGATGCCGCCGAGCACGTTGCCCAGGCAGAAGTTAATCACTGCGACCGTGTACATCGCCACGGCCAGAACCGAAAGAAGAATAATCACTGTCTTGTTCTTCATCTTGCTTTTGTTTTTTTGGGGTTGAAAAATTGGGGGTTATTTGTTTTAAGGGAAAGGGGAGGAATTAGAGTACCACGTCATCCAAACGTCGATAACATCTACGACGTTTGCGGTTGGGATGCTCTGGGAATGGTGTGTCGGGGAACATTACGCGAAGCCGTGCAAGGCAGTCTTTTTCGATGGAGATGATTTCCTGCTCCTCGGCTTCCTCTGACTCATACGACTTTCCCTCGATGTCGTAGTCACGCGACAATTCGATGTCAGGCCAAAGCCCTTCGTAGATGAAGTCGCCACTGCCATAGCACGACACCAACTGAGCCGTTGTGTCGCCGTGTCGCTGACGGATATACAGGCACCACACCGCCTCGCCGTCGCGGAAGTAGAACTCAATCTGCGACGGGCAATAGATGATGTCCTCCAAGAACTCCATCACGGGGTGGTTGTCCTCCAGTCGCGTCTTGCGATGCTCAATCCTTGCGGCTTCTATCTGTTCCATGATGGTCTGCATGTCCTTGTGCTTTTCCAACACTTTCGGGTCGATGGCTACCTTTGGCATGTCCCTTTTAAGCATCACATTCCGCATAAGGTCTTCGCCCGATACTACCGCCAAAGCGTCAACCTTTGGCGGTTCTTTCAGCAATTCGGCCAGCCGTTCCTGCTCTTCCTTGGTCAAGGCCATTTCGCCGCTGAACGGCATATCGCCACTGCTCTGAGTGTTCACCCAGCCGCCAGTGGCAAAGGGTATTCGTTTCTTGCTCATAGTTCCTTGATAAATTGTTTGTCGTTACTTGATTCTCTCTATTTCCTCCGCTGCCGCCTTGGAGATACCCATCATGGGGAAGTGGCGGGCGGTGTAGTTCTCAATCTGTGCACCGCGTGACGCTTGCCAGCCGGGGAGCATGGCGATGCCGTCCGCACGGGTCATCAGCAGCAGGAGATCATAGCACAGCACCACGGCATACGCCAGCCGCTTGCCCAGCACCCTCTCCATCGCCCTGTATATCCACGACCAACGACAGGCCCACACCCTACACGGGTTGATGCACCCGTACCCATGCCGCCGCAAAATCCTCTCCGCCTCCCCGAACCGCCGCACATAGTCAGCACGCTCCACCCCGGACATTCCGCCCGACAAATAGATTCGCCTTTTCTTGTTCATAATTCTCTAATTCGTTATTCACTCACTCTGCCCTCGCTCAGGTCGAACAGATATAGTGCATCTTCGAGTGCTGCCACACCGTCAATCTTATGCGTGGGCTGTGGACCACCCTTCACGATGCGCCGCAGGTCGCTGCTGTTCAGCTCTGCCGCACAGTTGCCGAACATCCACGGCCACATGGGGTTCATGGAGAACGTCAGCCACGGCTCTTTCTCCAAGATCATGTGCTCAAGTTCTCCGATGCGGGGGTTCTGCGTCATAGCCGTCTGACTGACCGGCACCACCATACGCTGAATCACGTCGGCAAGGTCTTTCGGACTGATGTCGCCGCGCTTCTGGAACAGCGTTTGCAACCATGCCTTCAGTTGGTTGATAGGCTGAATGCTCTGGGCTGCGTCATAGCCGAACGATACGATGTTCACACCCTGCTCTGCCACCGCCGCGATGCGGTTGATGGCGTGCGTCGAGTCGAACACCTCGCCAGGACAGACGTTCAGCCATCCCTGCTCCACCCACTGCTCGTATAGTGGTTGGTTGGGGCTCTTCTTCATCGTCTCATCCAGCACCCACAAGTCGCAGTCGGCAAAGAACCTGCCGCGCATGGTGTCGCTGGGAGTGTAGTTCACCGCAAGATAGGTGACGGCATAGAGGTCGTCGCCCTGACTGAAATCGAGCCCCACGAATACTTGCCACCCGTCGGCATACTTGCAATCCTCAATCCGTCGCTCTATCTGAAGCGGACGGATGCGGTCGCTCTTGATCCACTGGGTGACGCGGCCCGACTGATAGACGTTGAACAGCTTGGCCACGCACTCGGCAAACTTCTGGTCGCCTTCCTGACGGGCTTTCGTCATCTCGCGGTCGTAGAAGTCGTACTGCACCACGATGGACAGCATCGGGTTGATTTTGCGACGCAGGGCGTGGCTGGTCAGGATGTATTCATATTCCGTCTTCTCATACTCGTCGGGTTCCAGCAGCAGGCACATCTGCGTGTCGAGTATCTGACTGGGGATGGCCTCGCCGGTGTCGTACTTCAACTCCTGAAGCAGCAGGTCGTGCATGGCTTGCAATTTCTCGATGAAGGGGCCGCTGGTGATGGTGCCCGCCGTGGTAGTGCCAAAGGTAAGGGGCTGGCGACGCTGACCCATTGACGACTGGCAGACGTTGACGTGAGCCATCATGTCCGACTTGCCGTTGATGTAGGGTGACGAGCCCAACTCATCCCAGTTCAGCAGTTCGGTGTTCGTACCATCAGGAGCCTTGCCGCCGCCGGTGAGTGGCACAATCTTCGAGTTGCGCAGTTCGGCCTGGTACTGCTTCAGCCAGTTCACGCCCTTGGCGGTCATGCGGAAGAGCGGGTTGCCCTCGTCGCTCTTGTTCATCTGGTTGAGCATGAACTTGGTGCGGTCGAAAAGTATGCCCGACTGGTCGGAGGTCATCGCCAGCGAATATATCTCGCTGTTGAAGTCGCCGAAGAGGAAGAATATCAGCTGGATGTACGACGACAGTCCCGTCTTGTCAATCTTTCGGGGGCCGTACATGATGAACTCAGTGATCATCCGGCGGAAGTCCCAGATGGTGCCGTCCTTCTCGCGTTCGGTGTCGAGCAGCTCATCCTTCGTGCCTGCCTCTACATGGGTATCGACCCACGCATAAAAGCCGAACACACAGGCGAGCACGAACACCTGGAACTTCTGCCAGCGATAGACCTTTGCGCCGCTCGTGGACGGAAGCCGCAGTCCGCCGCTGATGTACCGCCACGCCTTGCCACGTCGCTCCCACTGCCCTTCGCGCAGGGCGATG